CACTTTACATTTACAACTCTGTTTTGATTATATCGTAAACACCCACCGCGTTAGTTATGACTACTAAACAACAAACCGCTACAGCCTTCGGGCTGTCCTCCGCCGCTCATTGGCGGAGGTTTAGGCAACCAATTGAGAAAAGATTGCAAGGTACTGTCCCAGTGCGGGTAGTACAAAAGGCAGTCAATGTGGACGCGCCAGAGGGCATCATGACAGCCCCCGTGGCTGAGAAGTCGGTGTCATGGGCTGGCGAGTTATGCTCGTACAGCGTCATCGATGGAAAGCATTGCGACGTCGGGAAGGAAGAGGCACCCGTCGACGATAAGGAGCAGGACGCTGAGGGCATGGAAGTGGCGGCGAAATCCACCACGGCAAAGTGCTCCGCAGCGAGAGTCACCAATAAGCATCGAAGAGATGAGGAGACTGTGAGGAGGATTGACGACGAACCGATTGATAGATCACCTAGGAAAGGCCGTTCGAGAGTGAAGAGAAACACGTCAAGAAGACAAGGCTCGACCATTGTGGGAGGAGCTTTGGCCGATAAAACAGCACCAGGCAAAAGAAATGGGGTAGGCCAAACCGCGGCAGAAGACGTGTCAGGATCGGACACATTCATGTCAGCTGAAGGAAACGATAGCGCGACTCAAACGGGAGAAAGTACCGAGTCTTCCGGTACAGGAACGAGCAATGTCGAAGGAGGGGACGATGCGGAACCTAATACCGAAGATCACTCTAATCAACAAGAGACACCGCCTGAGGATGATACCCATCGCGATGAGGAGAACGTCGAGAACAACGTATCTACTGAAGGACCATCTAACTACATGATGGCAGAAGACGAATCGGCGCTGCCTGAGCTGACCGTTCCGACGGACGGCCCAGAATTCGTCGTAAAGAAGCACGAAAATGCAAATAAAAGAGTGACTCCAACTACCCTTTACATTCGGTACAATGATGATAACAAGCGTACCGCTATAGAAGATCTGTTCAGCACGAAATACGGCAAGGAGAAATTGCAATTTTCAACTGACAACAATGCCCACGCCACATGCGCGGCAGCAAGGAAAATGGCCAACGTGTATATTACGAAAGAAATAAAAGCAATGGTAGGGAAAGTTCGTCCCATTCTTGTTGGAGGCAATCCCGTCCCTTACATGAGTGCGGGCGTCGCCACACACTGCACCATGCCTTTGGCAACAGCAAAAGACGTAGCGAGGCATAAGCACATCCACGAGTACGTGTGCGAACGCGCAAAAGACGGTGAACCGGAGGCTGAAGAGTTTGTGAAATCCATCGGCGTTCTACAGACAAAACTGAACGCGGAGAAACACAAACTGTACGAAACAGAACATATGTGCTATAACGGAGCACAGGCGTGCTCATATAAGTCAAACGTAGCGGTGCTCATAGAGACGGTTTATGACATGCCACGAGACACGACGATGAGACGACTTGCAGCACAGGGTGTGGAAATCGTGTACTACACGATGTTCGTGCCTCTATTCGCAGCTGAAGGAGCCACGATAGGCTATCACAGATTGCTTGATGCTGAGTGGAGTTTGGGAGATGCCAGAGAACGCGTGGGAGATCACAGCGCCCCGAACATTGAAAACGACTTTTCAGATAGATTGGCCAAGGTGAAATTGGGAGACGAAGTAACCGACCGGGGCACCATTAGGTATCATATATCTAGCGTGCCGTATGTGCATGAGATCAACGTAATGTTCCCTTGGATGACAGACGCCAATTATGAGTTTGTGGGAGAGTCTGGCAAGAAGATATATGTCAGCGTCGAAGTGGTGCAAGACGTGGACAAGTTCGTCACATTCAAGGCAACTATGAACAGCTACAAGGCAGCTGCCGACCGCCCAGAATTCCTGACGTACGAATGCGACGACGATACAATCATCGCACCCATGGCTTCACTCACTAACGGCAAAGTGGGCGTGGTCAAGGCAATAGCATTGCCACAAGCAATGATCTCGTTCGTCCGGTCTAAGACGACCCATTGCATCACAAAAGGCGTGTTTAATACAGGCACTATAGTGGCAGATGCGATAAGCATGTGCAATTCAATTGTGATCAAGAATAGCAGTATTTCGACAACAGATGACAAATTGATTCGCGATATTAACAGTGTGGCTTTAGCCCTTGTGAGAATAATCAAAGAAAATTATCGGAGCAGTGAAGAGCTGCTGGCCACGGGCACCAACAGAATGTCTGCATACACTAGGACAGTGGTGTGTTCGACTATATTCATGGCGGGGCTGGTGACTACCCATAAGATCGCTAAGATGGCCACATTGATAGGCAGTAAAATGGCCCCGGCATTATCGGGAGAAATAAATGCAGTGATGAAATACATGACTATGGTGGCGGATGCTACGTACATAATGATGGGCGGAGCGAAATTGATGGAATCTGTAGATCTAAATCTGGATAGATTGTTCGATAGATCGATGCAACCAATTTTGGTGAACAAACGGAACAGAATATCATTCAGCTCAGCCAACCGTGCTATCACCAAAGGAGCTTTGCCAGCTACTACTATCAGACCACTGGGCATCATCAGCGGAGCAGGAGTGAACATATCTGGAAGTGGTTATGGCTATGCGTGGTTCGTTGAGGCTATAAAGTCAGTGATCTCTAGATTCTCTTTTGGACAAGGGATCGGTAGGCACGTCCACAAGATATTAATTCGCCTAATCCAAGCCATGCCGGCTCCTATGCTAGGTGCGGCAATCAAGGCATTGGTTGGAGTGTTTAGCGAGGACGTGTTAGCGCATGCTCTAGAATCGAGGAAGAAGTACGTGTCTGAGAGAGAGATTGAGGTCAAGGGAAGCAAGAAAGAGTTGTCCCTCTGGCTTCCCGAGGGAACAAAGAAGAGATCGACCCTAGCTGAAGTGGTAGCCATGGGATGTTCCACACAACTAGTGGATAATCAAGTATTGGACACATTGACGAGGAATGATACGCATCCATTGTCGGCCGGAGAGATGATAACACTGGTCAATTATATGCAAGATGATAATCAAAGCTCGGCCCAATGTGAGGAAGTGCTTACGAAAATCAAAATGCTGCTTCACGGCACCAAGATAGGGTTGGCGATTCTAACGAAGGACGCGCCTGGAGCTGTGCTGGTGGCTGATCCTTCGACGGATGCGGGTAGTCTATGCTATATCATACCATTATGGCTAGAACAGGATGGCAGTATATACTACTTAATGGAAGGCGAAGAGCCAGCTGATCTGATAACAGGATCGGCAACCCTCGCTCTGTCGGCATATGACTTTGAATTGGTGTGCAGTCCATTGACGAAGGTGGATATCTGGTGGAAACGCCTCAAGGCAACAATCAGCAAAGGACTGGCAGTGATGGCACTTTCATCCTTGGCCTTGTTCTGCGTATTATTGGCAAGAGAGCACTATTTAGCCCTTGCCATGTTGAATATCCCAGCAGCTGTTGCCGCATCCGCTACATCAAAAATAGTCGAGGTCATGACCAATATGCTGAATAGCACCGCGGGAATGAGGCATGCGGCATCATCGCAAGTGGCTCAATGGTTTGCCATGCTGTCCATGTACTCAGTCAGAGTTGTGGGCCGAGTATCGGGCCGAGGTGTCGTATCGATGGGGTGGTATGAAATCTTCATCACAGGACCGCTATCATTCATCACCACGAATATTAAAACAATATATAAGTGGATAGTGTACAACATTGCGCCAGTGGCAGCAGCTGCGACTCTGGCTTCGGTGGGATTGGCTTATTCCCTATTTCCCGAAAATGACGATTCCACACAATCTAAGGACGATACGTGGGAGAAGAAAACGTCTAACGGTCTAGATTTGGGAGACAATGACTTCGGTAACGCACACGCGAAGGCAGACGTTAATGCAGAGGATGAGGCGATCGAGGTGGAGGTGGATTTAGAAAAACCATCACTAGAAAGTCAGAAACTGCTAGCTGACATCCTGGCCCAGACGGCGATGAGAAGTGCAATCACTCTGGACAGTGCGGAATACGGGGGAGAAGACTTCTACAGTGAAGGAACGCCCGTGGTGGTAAATTCTCCTTATGTCCTGACCGATTCTAAAGACTCTCCGCTGGTAGTGAGCACGTGCGAAACAAATTATTTTTACACCAACGACGACACGTGCGTCGGCAAAGCCACGCTTCGACTGAAACACGCGCAAGGCAACTGCTTTTTCGATTGCTTCAAGGGTTTAGACAACGACGCTAGCGCCATGAAGATGCGACAGACAATACTCGAGAAAACGAAAGCATGCGATTTATTCAGCGGTTCTGTTGCGCTGAAAAATGTCGAAGACGGGGTGTCACTGTCAGAAGCAGCGGCGTTTGCATACCTGACGAACATCACCATAATCGTGCACGGGGTGCCAGTGCTCAGCGGCAGCGGGAAGGATGAGACGATCATCGCACCCAAAGGAGCTGAGGAGGCGGTGTTGGTAAGGCCTATAGTGCTCAATCATGCCACTGAGGCGCATAAAGAGCGAGGCATAGTCCTTAACACCCATCACATTAGAATACACAACAACCACTTTGCTGCGTATTTGCATAAATATGATGGAGTATGGAGATCGTTGGTCACTGTGGGATATGATAGCGCTAAGTACCGATTACATCTATCTAGCGATCTGAGCGTAAACCCCCGAGCCATGGGAGCAGATATAGCTTATTTCGCCGCTATAAGAACATGGGCTTACAAAATGATTGCGTTGGTTGGGGAAGAAGCCAAACATATCAAATGTCAAGGTGGCACCCTAACAGCACCATTCATAGAATTTGTGAAGACTCATCCTTGGCTTTCTTCGACAGTGGCGCTACCACTGTTATGGAAAGCTATTCAATATCAGATGCCAGGAGTGACGGATGTGTTACGAGTGATATACAGCGGGATGCACGTGGCTCTGCAAATGGGATATCATGGAGTACGGTCAATGATAACACGCGCCGAGACCTTTGACTGCGTCGATATTGCGCTCAGCAAAGCATTCGGAGAGCTGAAGTACTCTAGAGCCGACATGCAGGAGTACTTGCGGGTCAAAGACGAAAGTGACGGAGAACCATATGTCGGTAGTTGGGAGAACAGCAGTCGATCTGGGCACTCAGCGGCCATGTTGCAATGCGTAGCGTCTCGATACGGCGTCGTACTGGTGATCACGCAATGGAAAAAACCCACTTCATATTTCATGCCAGAAGGAATATACGTTCAAGAGAAAGATAATTTGGAATTACGCAACAAACTACGAGGCGCAGTGGTGGAATTGAAACGTTCGGGCAACCATGTCACATTCTCATCGATCCGGTATAAGACCGAACTCGCTGACAGAGACGCAGAGCTGGGAGGGGTTGGAGCTTGGGATCTTAGATTACCAACATCTGCTGTGGAAGGATACGTCAAATCATTGGCGGCAGCCTTAAAGAAAACGGCATTAATATCCATGGCTCAGTTTTCAGTGCAGCAGTTGGTGTGCGTGTTTGACCCAGCAGTGAGGGTCCACATCACATCACGCACTTTGCAGCGAGTGTTGAAGAGTTGTGCTGGGTTTTTGGATAACGAAAGCACCAATGACCGCACCAAACTGATGAGATTGGCACCGTTAACTGTTCTTAACGTGGCGGCAGCAGCAGGCATCCACACGTCGTATATCACAGCTCTACCAGCCCTAATGATAATCAATGCGGCTCTTCCCGCATTGTTGGACCTGCTAGAATATGAAAAAGCGACCTCTGAACAAGACCACAACGTGGATAACACCGTGACGACAGCTGCTATGAAAGCTCTGTCGGAGTCAGTCAGGAACATTGTGGCTAACGCTTTCAAGATATCCGCTTCGATGCTTAATCAATATCCCCGGATACCAGCAGCCATAATGCTGTCGGCCAAAGTAGGTGCGGCAGCGAAGTTGCTGCAGGTGCAAGGAGTGCTCAGTATCGGAGGGTTATGGACTGCGGCCGCCTGCATAGCAAAATGTGCGACAGTCGTAGCTCAAATCAAGGCACTAGACAGCTGCGAGGAAATCGTCATAGCGACTATTGCTCCAACCGATGCCAAAACTTCATCCGAAACCGAATCGGCACTGAACGAAGTTGATGGGCATTCAACTAAACCGGGAGGCATTAGCAGTGGCGAGAAAGCGCCTCAGAACGGCGATGGTGATGCACATGAAGTCAACACTGCCACGATGATGCCCAGTTATTCTACAAAAACGTCTGGCAGCACAATAACCGGGGGCGGACTGGAGGATGTCGAAAGCAGCGAAAAAAACGAAGAATGGCCGGATGAACAACCTGAGCGGACAATCGTAACACCAGACGTCCCATCGTACGAGGATGTAAAGAGCGCGAGTTACAGAATACAGGTGCTGGACCGAAATACGAGATCAAGCGAAGTAGGCACGAGCTCATCTGTAGGACATAAGATCTTTGGTCTATTCACTAGATCCCATACTGATCCAGGCAGGACGTCCAGAGATGGATTCAAGACGATCTCCGAATTGACTGAGTATATGCGACACCATATGCCAAATTGTTACTTGGAGTTACCGAAGTACTATAACGCCGAGTCCGACCCACGATATTGGTACGTCGACAACGAGGGCAAAGTGTTCTCTTTGGCCAGAGTGCAAGACGGGAAGGTGTTGGCTAGGTTGGTAGGAATGGTGGTGGAAGAGAGGATGCTGATAGACGGCGCGGTGTCTCACGCACTACTTGTCACACCGATCGAACTAGACAATGATGAAGCCAAGCCGTATGAGAAGGAAGAAGAGCAGTCCCTGTTTACCCCAAACGTTTCATTAGATTACCACGATCTCGTAGTGGATGAACATGGATACATTTGCGATGGCACCGCTCTCATGCACATGCGACAGCAAAACGTGGAAGTCACCACGGGAGTACAAGCCGCAGCCAGAGCTGTATCCACTATGGAGAATCGAAGGCGTCGATACAACGAAGTCGGCAGAGCAGATGCAACGGAGGCTAAGAAGCTGAATCAACAGCAACCGATTGACAGCGTATCGTTGACATTCAACGACCACAAAAATGTGTTCGCCGAATTTGAAGCGGCTTCTACGCAAGAGCACTCGTACGCCACCTTCAAGCTCAAACTTCGCAAGGGCGGGATCACTGAGATGGTGAAGAAAGCCGTGATAACGATCGGAGAGAAAGCGGCCAACATAGGAGGAGGCCTCAAGAATAGTTCGATTCCCGCACTGCGACGCAAGTCAGAGGCGAACGATCCTAAAGAAAACATACATGCCACAATCGATGACATGGCACAGGATGGAAGACTGGCTGATCCATCAGCTCCCAGAACCGTGGCTGAACTGGCACATGTCAGGTTAGTGGCACCTAAGAAGGCTGATGCGGCACACAAAGGACCAGAGGTGAGAGGCGGGAGTCTAACGCATAAGCGAGAAGCCGTAGTGAATCTCCCATTACTGCGCGATCATGCGAATGTCATGCAAGCCATGAAATTAGACATTCACGCCGTCAGTGAGGCAGGTTACAGAATAATTCATAACCACAAGAACCTCATAACAGTCAATCTGGGTCATCCCGGATACCTGATGTACGGTAACATGTACCTGTTACCACACAACACGCTTGTCAAGGGGCCCCTGGCAAAATTGGCGCATAACATGAAGACTATGTGTTGCGACGAATTTAACCTGGCTACTCTTAGCCTACCCGTGACTCGTGCTTATCTCGTGATACCAATAGTGAATCAGTTGCCACTGCACAGATTTCTATCGTTAGTTGAAACGCTAACGCTATCAATGCAAAAGGTGCAGGCCAGTCTACGATCCATGATATGGCAGCATGCCAATAATCAAGGCAACCGATCTAATACCGAGAAAGACGAGGAATTATTAATTCCTGTAGCTACTGATCACGTCAAGCCGGACAGTTATTACTTCAGTACAAAGGCCATGGCCATCAGTGCCGGAGCCCATGCGCAGGGCAAGGTGTATATGCACAAGAGCCTGGATTTCCCGCACGAAGCGGTGATATTGATGAGCATGGCGAACATGGAGAGAGCCGTGACCGATTTCAGCACACCATTATTCTCATTACAAGGCATTCCGGGGTCCGGAAAGACTTACTGCATAGTTAGTAACGCCGATCATAGAGACGCGGTGGTAGGATGTCGCAAAGAATCATTGCTTGGGCAGCAATTCGATTGCTCGTATGTAAAAACATTAGCTAGCGTCATAATCAACCCACCAGCGCAACCGCTGCGTCCCGACATCCTGTATATCGACGAATACCTCGCAGTACATGGCGGCGAGATCCTGATTGTTATCGCTCTACTGAAACCTCGATTAGCCACAGTACTCATAGGGGATGTGCAGCAGATGTCGTACTACAGCAGCACAGGCATCCCAGTTTATTATAACGATCTAGACATTCCAAAACACAACTCATACGCTTTACCGATCAGCGCTACGCTACCAGCAGAGATCATCGCTGCCTTCCCGAACAAATATCCCGGAATGGATATCCACACGACTAACGACACCAAACTAACACTGGAAGTGCAACCATACAGCGTTAGCAGTGCCAGGGCGCAAAGTCTGCATGTGGCTTACGGACTATCCACAGCTTTAATGCTAAAGAAAACATTTGGAGAGAGGGCCATGACCATTAGCGCCTCTCAAGGAATGCGTAGCGAATCAGTTGTCATCAACATACCACACAATTCAATCAATATGTTCAATGCAGTCGAATCAGCTGCAACGTGGGTGGCGGTATCACGAACGACTAAAGAAATAATCGTCAACACTGGTATCATTGCAGATCATGTAGGTACTACTCTGAAGAACGCGCAGGAATCGGACGTTAGCAGAATCCTGGTGCCACAATCCGCTTGGAGGGAACAACACGAGAAAATCGATCGCATGATCAACAACATCAGGAATGACGCTTACGTGCGCAATCTGCAGCAACAGGAATATGACACGTCTAGATTTCACTGCTGGATGGTTGTCGCCCTACAGATCAGCAAGGATACCCTACCATTAGCGTTCACGCAAGACCAGTTGACTGTGCTGAATGATGCGTGGCACGATGAGAAAGTCGATAATCCGATGGCTTGTCTAAGTCGGCTGGCTATGATGGCATACGGCATTGATCTGGAAATGGCCGCAGGAGCATTGAACGATGGGGAAGGTACGTTCTACTATCGATCTCGGGTTTCGGAGACGGACTATCACTGGGGTTGTTCACCAACATTTGAGAGCACCAAGTGGCACTTCGGTTTAGCGCGGTCTGTGTTGAAAGTGTTTGAGCGGATGAATGTGAGAGATGACGGCGCGAATGAATGTGCACGGGCCAGGACGGTAGGCATAGATAGAATAAACCTGAGAACTACTATATTCCCGGAAGAGAACGAGACAGTGTTGACTCGCCTATCACCCGGGATGTTATCGAAATGCATCAATAATTTGATCCAAGTGCGCAAGTATGACGATTCGTATAAGAATTCACTAGTATTGTTGTCCAGCAAATCGTGGTCAGTACGTGCTACCGCCAAACCTGTGCTAGAACGTCGTCACCTGTATGCCGACATGGTTGGAAGTTCGATCGTGACATCATTTTACTTCAGCCATAGACCTGACTGGAGCAGTATGCTAGAGAATTCTCCTGGGGATGCGACTCGATGGGCAGGCACCCTCAAACCATTTGCCGACCAGCTCCGCCGATGCCATGTAGCCAAGAAACACCGAGACATATATAGAAAGCTGTACCATTTCATGGAAAATGCGTATCCAGGACGTAGGTATATTGAGCTGTGCGCGGCTCCTGGATCTCTATATAAAGCTTGTAAGGAGCGAGGCGTATTGGCCAATATAGAATTTGTTCAACATGCCTTCGCTGGGGCGAGTCCCATGTATACTGACGTCAATATGCAACACATATCAACGTGTCGAGCGAAACTGTTTGAAAGTGGCTGCAAATGTCTGGAATTATTGGGTGCGAAAGTAGCACTGATTGACATTGCCATGCCACGAACAGGGCGGGTAGATGACCAATATGCGTTTAACGCGTATGCATTTGAAGCAGTCTGCCGCAAACTTGACTCGACGAATCACGCGGCCGCCGTCAAGACTTTCGCTTGCCGAAGCTTGTCAATCTTCATGTCCACGTTGACACGGACCGATGTGTCATTGGCCAGGTCTGCCGGTTCGTCGGACTGCGGTGTGGAAGTTTTCGTGCTATTCGCCGCTCCATCGCGCAGCAGCGTCACCACTATAGGTATCCAGCTGTCAGCCATAGTAGCAATGATGATGACACATGCGCCCATTGCCAATGCAGACGCTAGCGAGAAACGATCATACGACCCCGACTCTCTGTTCGGATCATACTGCGTGCCGCCCGAGCAAGCGTCATTGTTGCCAGCACCGACTTCTCCCATAAGTCATTTGATACCTCATGGACAAGATCCAGGATTGGGACGCCCTCGATACGTGAAGTGCGTTGTGAAGATATATGCCGAGGAGACGCGGAGGACTGGCCTGCAGTTTTATAATGCAGATGGCACGCGCAGAACACCGTTCGGCGTAACCAGGAACTCCGTAGCTGCCAAACTGAGATTGTGGCGGATGAAGATCGTACTATCTATAAACGGCAACTCAGCTATGCCGAGGACATCAGCATTCGACGTTAGAGACGCATCGGTGTCAATAATTGAATGCTTGGTCGAAGAGGGTGAGGCTAATACTTATATTAGCAACCACGATGATCCTGCACGCAGACGGCACATTAGAGTGCCAGCGCGTAGTAGTATGGTGGGCATGATGCATGACGATAGAATAGTATGCTCAGTCGTCACGTGCGATTGTACGTCGCACATTCCTATGCCGCCCAGCGCCTATAAGCTCGTCCCGTCAGCGCTTGCACTGGCAATCCACGTCCAAAACTTCAGCGATTCGCATAATGATTTCTTCAATAACATAATTCCCTACATCGATGGATCGAAAACGTTCGTGGTTCGCAGCAAACTAAATGTTTCGTTAAAATCGTGGATAACGCCTGGCTCGTGCGAATCTGGATACGATGGAGGGTTGCATAGCATCCAATATTATCTTACCACTAATACCGGGACTATGGCTTTCTGCTCGTTAAAGCGACCACCCAGCAGTACTGAGCGCAGATGCTCATGCGGAACCAGCCGGAACAGATTTCGATATGGGTCAGGTGGTTACATATTCTCGCACAGCAAGTCCATGAAACCAGCAGCCGTAGCAACTAATGAATACGAACACGCTAGCGATATGGGACTACTCGCGGATGACGACGAAACCACGCTAGCTACAGCTCTCAAGGAAGCATCATATGAGGACATCCTTAGATTTGCCTCGTGGCGTATATCCAAGTTGCGGGAGTCTAGGAGACACGTGAGGCAATACCCTAAAATACGTGTTGGCGAAGTGATGTCGTCAGAACCACCATCACTCCCATCTAGCTCAGTGTTCAATATCAACTTCTGGATGTCTATACATTACCCAGCCAACGTGTGGCGCTATGCAGGACCGCGTGACGATGATGCGCTAGAGTCAGTGCACAACGTGCATATAGGTTTCACCAAACTGCGAATCAAGGCCGAAGCTCTATGCATACCGCAGACAAGCAAACTGTACCACGTTCCCAGAGTGCGATCGGGAGCCAAATGCTCGCTTGCTGTGAATCTTAGGACACTAAATGAAGCTTACACCAAAAGGAATGGAAGTGCGTACACATTTCGACATATGGAGTCCAATTCGGTCATAGCCGCGAATCTCATCACAAATCTCCTGAGACACATGTGCAAGCCAAACGTCAACGAATTACTGGCGCAATATCGCCGTGACCCTATCGGGCCATCTACACACAACGTGCGTGAATGGGTCCGGTTTACTGAACCAGAAAAATTGCGCAGGCTCGGAAAGAAAATGGAGGGCATAGATGATTTCGGGGAAGTTGACCTGTCAAAGATGAATTTTGAAATCAAAAGCGCGGTCAAAATAAAACCCGGTACTGCACACATAACCACCAATCCTCAGCCGCAAACTATTACGGCTGCGCATGCCGCCATGACAGCGATATTCTCGGGATTGATGGAGCAGGTATGGGATAGACTGGTGGCTATATTGAATGACAACATATTCATCCCTTATGCACACGACGCCTCCGCTTTCAATGCTTTCCTAACCCATCATCTCAGGAACTACACCACCAGTGAATACTATTTCCATGAAATAGACATCAGCGCTTATGATAAATCGCAAGACTACGCTACTGCGACAGCCATAATGGCATTGTTTGAGCTGCTGGGGGTGACCCCAGAGGTGATGGATGCCATGGATATCAGTCTACGCACAATTCGATGCAGAAATGCCACTGTGGGAATATCATTTTCCATAAATTCCATGATGCGTAGTGGAGCTTTCTACACTCTGATAGGTAACACCATGGTGTCGTTGATGGTGACTGCATGCGCCTATGGGGAAAGCTTCAGGAAAGTCATATGTGCCTCGTTCATAGGTGACGATAGTCTCATAGCTTCTACATCGAAGATGCCAATGAAAGTGCCAGTCATACTGGAGAATCGATGCGGCATGGAAGCAAAAACCTTGCTCACTTCGGTTAGCGAACGGGTGTCACCGATCCCGCCAATGTTCTGCTCCGGCTACATCATATATGATCCCGCTCTACACACATATCAAAGACTGTGTGATCCGATCCGTAGAATGTTTAAACTAGGCATCCCAGTGCATCCGAAAGCGCTGTCCAAACAAGATAGGTACAGGTCTCTTAAAGAAGAAGTCGACAGCTGGGCATTCTGCGGCCTATGGGATTCGTTAGCCAGCAGCAGCGATCGCAGGTTGGGGGTTTCAGGGACGAAATTCGTCATGGAACAACTCAGATCGCTCACCCATAACATCAACAATTATTCGTACTTATACGGGCCCGAGGAGTGGTCCGTCTAAACACTAACTCCCGCAAATCACAACATGGATGATTCCGTCACTCGCACGATACGCGAGTGATATATTACATCCGTACAGTGACTGCTATACTAGTTGTCCCTAGCGGTCAGTTAGCGTCGCCACGCTAGCCCACCCTTCCATCATGGGAGGGCCCTCCACAACAGTGGGGGGGGGG